TCCGTCAACACAGACTTTCAGCTCACCGTAAGTCGGATGGACAAGCGTGCCGGGACCGGGTTTATTCAGCGCGTCAATCAGGCGATCGCGCTGGTCAAAGCAGTCATCTCCCACCACATAAGCCGTGATGGACGGGCGGAAAGTAATTTTCCCCAGGTCTTCGGTATAGGGTTTGTCGCGGTTCGGGTATTCGTGCGTTTCCACACGACGGCCAGTTCCCGCACTTTCTTCTTCAACCTTAAACGGCACACCTCGAAATGACGCATCCTGAAGCCTGTCTTTCCACGTCATATATACTCCGAAAATTAAAAAGCCACCTATTAGAAGGTGGCCTTGTAATGAATTTTATTAATTAGCGAGTCAGAAACAACGAATCTTTATACTTTTGCTGTTGTTCATTTAAATACTTAGCTGTTTCATCGCTGGCAAATGGAAATATTACCGTATTTTTAGGCATGGTAATTTCTTTTTTGTCCAGCGTCAGAGTAAACATAGGAACATACTGAGCAGAGTAACGCACCGCAGAAACGAGCTCTAGTTTAGACTCTTCAATAACACTTAAATTATCCAGGCTAACTTTCTCTTCATCTTTTTTCTTTGACGCATTTAAAGTTTTTATTACTTTATTTAATTTCTCCTGAAAATCCTCCTTAAAGTTTTCAGGATTGCCGTCGACAACAAGAATCTGTTCACCCTGATTATCTGGAAAAATAATCTTTGCACTTATCAATTTATTTTCTTTATAAACATCACCAAGTTTTATGGCTCCTCCAGATAACTGAATAATATGTTCATCTTTAAAGGAGATGTTGCCAGAGATTATGAGAGATGAAAAAATAGCCGCTGCTCCAAGAATTACACTTGCTGTGATATAGCCTTTCATTTTTCGCCTATTAACATTTTTCTAAATGTGCATTAATTCTATCACTCTATTTATGACTTACAACCAGCAATACCTGTGAGGGGAATCCTGGCTACCAAAATCGGGTATAGCCAACATCGTGATTTATATCAATGCCACTGGAGCGTGTTTCCGTAACCCGCATACCTGGTGGCATATTTATAAATGATACCTTGATCTCACCATCAACTTTTGGCGCGGTAGCTTTATTAATCATGAAGGGATTCGAGCCTGTGGCACCGGAGGCGTTGTTTGCCTGAGCCGGATCCACCTCCGGATAAGGAGTGTATCCCCGTGGCGGTATTCCCGTCTCATAAGCATCATAAGCACCCGCGCCCCACTGCGCCGAGTTAATGGCATCGACCGTGTCACCGGAACTGTCGGTAAACCATTCAATAATCGGCTTCAGCTTATCCCACATATCCTGAAACCACTTAACAACCGGTCCCCAGTTATTGATCACCATCCCCAGCGGCGACCAGGCAAAAACCTTCTTCAGAAGTTCCCAGCCAGCCTCAAAATAAGGACTAATGGTTTCCCAGAGTTTCTTAAAATAAGGTCCGACAACATCCCAGTTAGTGATAATTAATCCCGCAGCCAGGGCAATCGCCGTCGCAATCATGCCAATCGGCGTCATCGACATGATCCTGCTGACGATACTGATGGCACTGCCCACGCCCATCAATCCCAGTTTCAGAATCGCAAGACCGGCAGCAAGCCCGACGACGCCGCGAATAACCCGGGGATTTTCATCCGCAAACTTCGTGAATTTTTCCCCTAACTCCCCCAGCCATTGCGTGATATTTTTGGCGTCACCAGAAAATGCGCCACCAATAGCCGCAAGGCCGTTAGTTGCGGTCCCCGTCATTGCCTCCCACAGGTTGGACAGCGTACCAAGCTGGGCCTGAACACGTTTATTCAGGCTGGCCTGTTTATGCATCTTCTGCTGGATCTGATCGTAACCATTCTTTCCTTTATCGATCAGAGCATTGACCACCTGAAGGGTTTCGGCATCATCACCAAATATTGCCTTAAGTACACCGGTTCGCTTAACGTCGGTCAGTTTTCGCAGCTTTGCCAGTTGCCTGAACATGTTATCAAGACCGCCAAAACTCCCTTTGCCATCAGTAAAATCGAGCTGTACCCCGAGTTTCTGGCGGGCCATGATTTTATTGACGTCCCTGATTTTCTTAACGCTTAATCCGGACTGGATAACTTTTCGCAGGGCATTACCTGCCGACTCCCCGTTCATCCCCATCTGATCCATCATGACGCTGATGGGGGCAAGGCTCTGTGCAGCCTGAAGACCGTCCTTGTTCACCATCTTCAGAACAGAACTGGTTTTAGTGAAGAAGGACAACATGTTGGTATCGTCAACGCCCAGATAAAACGCCTTCTGGATAGTGTCGAACAGCCCCATCATGTCTTCTGACGCCGTTCCGGTAGCATCCTGCATCTTTGCAGCAAACTCAGCAGCCGCTTCCGGTGTTTTTTTCAGTTGTACCGCAAGATAAGCTGTCGCTTTACCCACACCACCAAGAATGTTTTCTGCCGGGATCCCCTGACGCACCAGCATCTGCATCATGTTCTGGAAATCAGCCGTTGTACCGGGTAGCTGGTTACCCAGGCCAATAGCCAGTTTATTGATGTCCTGAAAGCTCTTTCCAACCTCGCCGTTCGCATCCATCATGGCGACTTTCAGCCCGGTGGCGGCGTTTTCCTGATCGGCATAAGATTTCAGGGAAAGCGTCAGACCCGCTGCCAGTCCGCCACCAAGCGCCAGCCCACCCTGTGACGCTTCTTCCGCCTGGCGTTTAAATCCCCGGATTTTCTTTTGCATTTTCGACAGCGCGGGAGAAAGTCTGTCGACACCGGTGATCAACGCCTTAAGCTCAAATTCAGCCATGTGTGCGTTTCTCCTGCTCTATCCTGTTTGCCTGACTGACCAGCAAGGGAATTTCACTGATCGGCATATTCAGCAATTCGAAGGGATTAATGCGCCAGTAACTGGCGCAGTCAAAGAAGCGATCAGTGAGGTATTCAGCCGTCAGGCCTGGAGGAAAAAACCGGCCACAAGCCACGCCGCTGCATTCAGGTCTGCCGGAGACATCTGGTCGACAGAGCTTTGCGGCACTTTCGCCAGCCGCACAATGTATTTCGACACCACATGCGCCAGAAGTCTGACGGACTCATCCTGATTCATCTGGTAGGGATACCCCAGCTCGCGGACATCCTTCCCGGTGGGTTCATCAAACTCCAGTACGGAGAGTGTCTCGCCATGAGCAATAATCGGTTTCTTTAACTCAAGCTCTTTCATTACTGGTAATCCCCTTCTTCACCGTGGAACTCAAGATCGACTGTGCCTTCTTCGGCATTATGGTTCGCTTCGCCGTGCAGCCAGGCGGACGACAATACATAGACCTGACCGTTCGCCAGCTCGGTAGTGATGGTCATCTCATCAGACGAGGTGATTTTGCTCACCGGAAAATTCTTCGGCACCTTGAAGCTCCCTTTGACATAAGGCGCACGGTGAGTTTCCTTGCGGTCCACTGAACCGTCCAGGCCGATGATGTCATCATTGACCGTCCTGTTCATGGGCACCTCAATGCCGCCGGTCAGCGATAGCTGCTGACCGTCAATTTTGAAATAACAGGTTCCCCCGATACGGGCCATTATGCGGACTCCTCTGAATACTGAAGACGGAACTGGTTAACCACGGCAAAGACACGCAACTGGTTAACATAGTCAGGCGGGAACAGCGTGTTCAGACGGTTCGGATCGCTGGCATCACGCTCCACAACCAGGTACTGCTTAAACAGTTCGTAGTTTTCCACGATCCCCGCACGCTCAAGCTGACGGTAGGTTGCCAGCAGTTCCCCTTTGATCACCGCCGGGGTGACAATTGCCTGACCGGGACCAAAGCGGGTACCGTCACTGGCAAGCTTGTGACGCCCGTACTTACTGGTAATGACGGATTTCAGTTTGCGCAGTACATACGCGCTGGTATGCAGCGTCTCACTGTCGAGGTAGCTGTTATCCGCAACCCCGTAAGCGTTTTTCCTGTACGTGGTGACATCACGCTGAATGCGCAGTACCCCGCTTTCGACATACGCCGTTGCCACGCCATGAGACAACAGGGTCTGTTGTTCAGTCATCGTGAACCGTTTCCCCTTCGGCGCAGGCAGCATACCCACCAGCTCACCGGTCTGCGTGGGACGTGCCGGATCGTTGCGAATAAACACCGCTGCGCGGGCGGTACGGCTTGCCGCCAGCTCGTCGGCAGGCGTCTGGGTCTCTTTTTCGTACCCCGCCAGGGTAATGTGCTGCTGGTTAAACTGGTCACCTGCGGTCACCAGTTCTGACAGCGTACCGGTCTTTGCCGTATACACATGACCATACAGCTGACGCGCATAGCTCCAGCGACCGCTGGTATCGTTCATCTCGGTCACCAGCGTGTTAACGGAGGCCGTGTCGTTGAACGGCAGACCGATATAATCAAACGGCTCATCCGCCATTGCAGCCACCGCGCCGGTGAGAACCGGAGCGCCCGTTCCGGCGGTCCCCGTCGCCACGGCAATCTGTACGCCCGCAGGCAGCACTTCACCCCCACCGAAGCCGTAGTAATTGAGGCTGACAGGAATTTCATTCCCGCAAAGCCCCTTATGACGCGCGGTCAGCGTGACAACACCAGCCGAAGATGAAGCTGTAAACGGCAGGGCCGGAACGGCATTGATGGCATCCTGGATACTGCTGGCAATCGTCGTGACGTTATCGCCGTTGGTCACCGGAGCCTGCACGCGGGTACGTCCCACATAGACATTCACCGTGCCGCTTTCGGTTGCTTCCCCGGTCACCGTCAGCGTAACCGTTGCCGCCGCGCCTGTGGATTCAGGAACGGCAATCACATACAGCTCGCCAAACGGGTCAGTCTGGCGATAAGCCTCGACCATACGCGCCAGCTGACTTCCCGCACCACAAATCTGGCGTGCATAGTCTGCCGACGGCATCAGTACCAGACTGTTGGCAACAATCTCTGCACCGTTATTGGCATGACCAATCAGCAGCGATGCTCCGCTGTCCTGTGCAGTATTCGCCGCCTGGTTATCCATTTCCGCATAAAACAGCGGAACCAGCGTATTCGACGGAATGGTGTTAAAGCTTATCGTCATCGGTGTTCACCTTTTTATTCACGCGCCGGATATCACCCGCTGCTTCACGGCGCAGCCAGTAGTTGTTCTCGTCAACATTTCGCCCTTCGGCGGGCAAAAGGTCGCCGCGGGCAGGGTCAGGAACTGACCGCCCTTTAACAGGTTTCACAAACATGAGGATCCTCAGGAAGGAAGGGTTATTTCGGTGTGATGTTCGATATCGCCGTCAGGCCCGTTACCGGGCTCGAGATAATCAACATCAATCGCCAGCGTTTGCAGTTCATCCAGACTGTTCAGGTCATCCTGATGGCGGGTATCGTCTTCAGTCAGCTCGCTGATGACCGAAAAATCGAACTGATAAATCAGCTCATGACGATTCAGATCCAGCAGCGTGCCGCCGTCATAGGTAATCGGGTTACCGCACGCCTCCGGGTTCCAGCCCAGCAGAGCCTTAAAGAGCATCTGCCGGACATCGTCCACCACATCATACGAGGCAAACTGACCGCGCTCATCACGCCCGTTACTCAGTATGACAACCACGGAGAAACCCTCTTTCAGCTCCTGCCAGTAGTCGGTCTGGCTTTTGTTTTCTCCCGGAGAATCATCACCCGGTACAACATATGCCGCCGGGAGTTTCAGCTTTCCGACCTCCGGCAGATTTTTGAACTGGGCCGCGCCTGCAACCCGGTTTTCAAAATACGGACAGCGGGCACGCAGTGCAGCAATAACAGGCGTCAGTTTCATCTGTGTCGTCGCTCCGGCTTCAGTGATTTACGCAATTCCCGCGCCAGAAAATAGCGTGTCCAGCTGCGGTTCTTTTCAAGCGTTTCCACCATGAAGTTATTACGTGGAGCCAGTCGCCAGCCGCTGCCACCGGATGCACCACGATGATGACTACGACGACGTTTTGCTCCTCCCCGGACACCAAAAAACAGAAACGCCGGATAGAAGTCACCAGAGATCATCCGGTTCCCCTTCCCGTTGCGCTGGTTAGGGGCAATGCGTGTCATAAAACCGGCTCGCTTTTTACTGGCTCTCGGCACCATATAACCAATCGAACGAGCCAGGCGTCCGGTCTGATAACCGGGGTTTTCACCCGGTGCCGACCGCGCACGGCGCATCACCAGCCGACGGGCATCACGCATATGACGCTGCCCAATCGTGACAAACGCCCGCCGGACACTGGCGCGGTTAAAGCGCATCTCGGCGGGCTGCTGAACATCAACGTGAAAAAAGGGAGTCGCCATTGCTGCCTCCGTGACTCTGCCTACATTCGCCCAGCTCCGTACACTCCAGCAGCAGAAAGCGCCGCGCCCCGTTCAGATCGCGCTGACGTTTCACCCGGTACACACTGTCACCGCAGACCACCTCATAATCAGCGGTGATCCCCCGGCGGTAACGAATGGTGATGTAATGGGTGATGGCGTCCCCGGTCTGCGCGGTTTCCTGCCAGGTGGTGGCACTGGTCTGGATAACCTTCGCCCATGTCCGGAACGTAACCGGGTATTGAGGCTCCACGCCAAAGTTATCCGCGGGCATATCCACCCGCTGGCGGATCAGGACGCGTTTATTCAGTTCACCGGGGTCCGGCAGAATGTAGGTTGCGCTGGTCTGCGCCTGACGAATTTTCATTGCGGAAAGTACCTGTACGGGCCGACAAGCCAGCCAAAACTCTGTGGCATGTCGAGTTTCTCCACTACCGTAACCGACGAGCGGTTTTCGTAAAAATGGCTGATAAGCATCAGCATCCCCAGACGAATATCATCCGGCAGGTGTAGCCCGTCCGGGTCGCTGTCCGGAATGGTTTCATCCGGTGCATAGAGCTTCCGGTTCAGATACGTTTCCGTCCGCTTTTGCGCCGCACAGGCCAGCAGTTGCAGATGGCGGTCATCAGCATCGAAATCCTCATCCAGCCGGAGTTGGGCTTTAATCTCTTCCATTGTCAGAAGCATACTCAGCCCTCTTTACTGGTCGTGGCTTTTTTCTCTTTTGTCGCTTTACTGCTTTTTGCACTGATTCCGCGCTCTGCTAACCCGGCCTGAAGTGCAATCTCCTGCACCCGGGCAGGAAGCGCCCCGTCGTCATACTCACCGGCCCGAATGACCTCAACACGCATACCGTCCGGTGACCATTTCAGATCTTGTTTCAGGATCATGATTCTTCACCCGTCAGAACAGGGGCGCAGTTCAGCGCCCCTGAGTGATTACGCCGCTGCAATCTTCAGCAGTTTGATGGCCTGCGAATCGACCAGCATCCCGCCTGTACGCTTGGTGGTATAAAAACCGACAAACGGTTTATTGGTGTACGGGTCGCGCAGAATGCGGGTGCCGATACGGTCAACGATGGTGTAACCCCGTTTGAAGTTACCAAATGCAATGGCTTTCGCATCCGCGGCGATATCTGGCATCTGTTCGTTTTCAGCGATACCGTAACCCGCCAGAGAGGACGGCTGCCCCAGTTCCAGCCCCGGACGCCACAGATAGTTACCCTCGGTGTCTTTCAGCAAACGGATGGCAAACAGGCTGTTGTTGTTCATCATGAACTTCGCGCCGGTGCGGTGTGCCTTACGCAGCGTGTAAATCAGTTTGATAATGGCATCTGCGGTCACTGCCGTCGCGTCGCCGGATACAATATGCTGAAGTTTGCCGAACGCCCGGACCTTGTCGGTTTCATCAGTGGATTCATATGCCAGGAACCCTTTTGGCTTCTTGGTACCATCGCCGGAGGTAAAGGCAATTTCTTCCTGTTCGGCAAATTCGGTTGCCAGCTCGCTGTTGATCCAGGCCTCCACGTTGAAAAAGGCATCATCCAGCATTTTCTGGGTGGCCTGCGGGTTACCATAGATTTCCCCCATGAAAGGTTCAATCAGTCCCAGTTTTGAGGTGGCAGTCTGGGAGCGCGCGTCAGTCTCGCCAACCCATCCGGAAGCCGTGCCGCCCAGATTCACCAGTTTTTTGTAGTCGGAACCGCCAACGGTGATCACCGTGGCTTCCTGGCGCATCACCACTTCATCTTTCAGCAGGGTGAGAATGTTGCGATCCAGCGCTTCCGGCACGGCATAGCCACCGTCTTCATCGGTGCCCACCTGTAATGCCTTGCGCTCCAGATCGCGCAGACCGTCTTCACGGCCTTTACGCAGGAAGCCCACAAACGCTTCTTTATGCTCGGTGGCCACTTTATTTTGCGCACCACCTGCCGGACGTTTCAGCTCAAGCAGCTCTTTTTCAAGGTCGCTTTTGAGATTTTCCAGCTCGCTGAGTTTTCCGTTCAGGGTTTCCACCTGCCCGGCAAGTTTGCCTTTTTCCTGCTCAATCGCATCCACGCGCTTGTCGTTCTTTGCTTTGAAGTCGTCAAACTTCTGCTGCAGCTCCTGCGCGACCTGTTCGACATCTTTAATATCAACCGCCATCGTATTTCTCCTGATTAGAAGTTCAGATTTTTCAGTGCATTCAGTGCAGAGCCCACATCCTCAGCGTCGCGCAGGGACAGTGCGCCATAGCCCCCGGCCATGAATGCTTTGGCCTGGGTACGGGAGAGTCCGACATCACGCAGGACTCTTTCGATTTTTTTCTGTTCGGGGATTTCCCCGCGGGCCAGTGCGTTCTTGACGTCGCTGATCCGCGCCTCGTCGTTAGACGGGAACGTCACCAGACTGACTTCCCAGAGGTCGATTTCTTTCAACAGAAAGGCTTCTTTGCTCCGGTCATATTCCCAGTCTTTCAGGACGTACCCAATAGAAAGGCCGGTTAACGAACCGGCCTTCATGTGTGCATGTGCGCGTTTTGCGAGGGGATCATCATCAATGAGCAACCGTCCCCTGACGTAAAGCCCGACATCGTCTTCCTTCATTTCGGTGTAAACACCGATGGGTTCATCCATGCGGTGCTGCCAGAGCAGCGCAGGTAACGCTTTTCTGTCACTCCACGCCCGCAGGGAAGCAGCAAATGCCCCGGACATCACCACATCATCGTGGCTGTCCTTTACACCAAAGACGGAGCCATACCCTTCAAACTCACCGGAGTCACTGACAGATTTCAGACTCAGCGGTACATCAAGACGTTGTTTCGTCTGCATTGGCGTTATCCTTCTGCTTACCGGCTTTACTGCCATCGGAGGGTTTCGTGGTCATGTTCATCGGTGTGAGATAGACATCCCCACCGGGACGCGGATTCATATCTTCCAGGTCGCGGCAGTCATTGGGAGAGTAAATTCTCCAGTTAATCCCGGTGGCGTAGGCTTCAAAACGGGACTTCATATCCCCGCGCAGTAACGCCCCGGCGTTAAATTTGGCGTAATAAACGCCCTGCTTACTTTTTCGAACCAGTCCGGTGTTGATCCGCTGCTCGATGCGGGTCAGATACGGCACCAGTGAATAGTTGATAAATCCCAGCCCCAGCTCTTCGATATTGTTGAAGGTGGCGCGATCGGTGTTCTGCACCATGTGCAACGGCACCCGGAACAGACGACAGATTTCTTCAAGCTGAAACTTGCGGGTTTCCAGGAACTGGCTGTCCTCGGCGTTCAGCGCCATCGACTTCCAGTCCAGCCCCATCTCAAGGATCATCGGGCGGTGAGCATTGCCAAGCCCGGTGTGACGCTCCTCAAAATCTTTCTTCAGGCGCTCATAAGCCTGATCTGACAGCGTCTGCTCTGTACGCAACACCCCCGACGTCACCGCGCCATTGCTGAACAGTCTGGCCCCGTGCTCTTCGGTCGCAGCTGCCAGCGATATTGCCTCGCGGGCATAGGCGATGGGATTCAGCCCCACCAGTCCGTCCAGCGTCAGCGTGCGCACATGCCAGATATCCTCCTGGCTCAGTACATCCGTGGAGCCATCCGGGAATGTGACCTGATAGATCGGCTCCCAGCTACTGTTAAGCTTCGGTACCACACAGCCGGGATCGACGGGCAGCAGTTCAGCCACTTCGCCAAATGCTTTCACTTTGTAGGCGTAAAAGTTTCCCCGCAGGCACAGACAGGTGACCACCAGCTCCCAGAACTCCTGCGGCGTCATATAGCCATTGGGATGCGTGGAGATCAGTTTATGCAGACGTTCGCCGGTGGCTCTCTGCTTCAGGCTGCCGTTCAGGTGATACAGATTGCAGGGCAACATCCCGACCGACTCTGCCAGCACTCTGACGCAGGAAAAAACCGCCGTCAGTCGCATGGCCCGCTGACTGCTGATCTGCTTTCCGGTATAGGTGTCGTAGGACAGCCCGATAGCCTCCGCCAGCTCTGCTGGCGTGGTCACCGGTGCGTCACTTTTTCGTTGAAATAATCCCGAAAAGAACACTATTTACCTCCACCAACAGACAGCTGTGTACGGTCGAGATATCGCGCCACCAGCCACGACCAGAACAGGCACAACGCCCCGGCAACAACAAACCCCGCCGGGGGATAAATCAGCCAGGCACCATACGCCAGCAAAAGCGCCCCCAGCACGCCCACCAGAGGCGCGAGAATCAGCATGATCATAATTACCTCAGTTAAAGCGAGCGGATCCCATAGGACTCAATGTGGTCAGACAGCGTGTCTTCTTTCTCGTACAGCATGGCTCTGCCAACCGCCATAATCAGCGCAACTGCACCGTCAATTTTGTTTTCCGCCTGCTCTTTGACGGGTTTCACCACATCATCGTTACCCGGAATGGTTTTGCCGACCACATTGCCGATACACCAGGTCATGATGGGATTGCCATCATGATGAAAGCGCCCCGATTCAATTGCCGCTTCCAGCTCTTTCATCGGGTCGGACATGTTGGTGTAGTTCTGAATGATAGTGACGGGATTCAGGTCTTCATCAGCAAGGTCATGTGACAACCCGGTCGCCCCGAAGGGGTCGATGGGTGACTCACTGACCGGGCTGATTTTGTTCGCCGCTTTGGCCTCCTCGAGGATGTAGCGATAATCCACCTCCGCACCATCGGTAACGGTCAGAACGCCCATTTCCACCCATTTCTGAAAGCGTTCGGCTGTCCGTCGATCTTCATTTTTCTCGACGCTGTACACCGTGTCATACGGTACCCAGAAACGCGGGGCCACACTGTAGTAATGCGTTTTACCGTCAATCTCGCGGGTATAAAGTCGCGCCATGCTGTTCATATCCAGCTTACGCGCCAGGTCAAAGGCCAGAATGCACGGTTGCCCCTCGAACTGCTCAAGGGTCAGTGATTTATCCTCGCAGCTCTGCCAGCTCACCAGGTTGAAATACGCCGAACGCGCCGACACCCAGATATTGAGGTGTTTTGTTTTAAAGACGTTTGCCAGACGGGCGTTATTTTTCGCACGCTGCTGCTGACTTAACAAAAATTCGCGATAAACCGACACGCCAATATTCGGGTTAGCTTTTTCCAGCACCTGCGGGTCGGTCCAGTCATCACCTTCGTCAACGGTATAGATGATCCCGAACAGTTCATCGTTGGGTACCGAACCGTTGAGCATCTCGATAACTTCCCGCCGCTTGTCGTAGCACGGCCCCTCAATGTTGTACCCGGCGGTGGTGATGGCCCACATCAGTGGCTGACGTCGCGCGCCCATCCCGGTAAGCATCGTGGTATAAAGCGCATCGGTGGCGTGCTCGTGATATTCATCCACCACCGCACAGTGGGGTGATGAACCATCACCGGGGTTACCGATCAGCGGTTCAAACCGCGCGCCATCCTCCGGACGGTTCATGTTTGAGGCGTTAACCTCAATCCCGAACGCTTCCGTCAGCATGGGTGTGCGTTTACACATCAGTCGCGCCGGGCGAAAGACTTCCCACGCCTGTTTCTCTGTCGTGGCACCGGAATACACTTCCGCGCCAAACTCGTTATCACAGGCAAAACAATACAGGGCAACACCGGCAGAGATTGCCGATTTGCCGTTCTTACGGGGGATTTCGGTATACACCTCCCTGAAGCGGCGCAGCCGGGAGCCTTTATTGACCCAGCCAAACGCACAGCAGATCACAAAGAGCTGCCACGGTTCCAGCGTGATGGGCATCCTCTTGAATGCCCACTCCCCCTTGGTGTGTGGCAACAGCTGAATAAATTTCGCGGCCCGTTCAGCCAGGTCCTTGTCGAAGCGGTAACGAAACGACTTACTTTTTTCCGCCATCAGGTCATCAAGATGGCGCTGGCAGGCCTGAATCACAAACTGGCAGGCCACAATCTTTCCGCGCACGACATCACGGGCATACTGATTGGCAGCATTTACGTTGGGGTAAGATTTCCGGCTCATGATTCGATGATTTTCAGAAACGGGTTAGTGGCTTTCTTCTGCCCCGCCAGGCCAATCAGACGCTGGCGGCTGCTGGGGTCGAGTCCGAGCATTGCCCCCGTGCTGCTCATCTCGGACTCCTGTTCTTTCTTGGCGGTCAGCTCCGGATTTTTGACCATGCCACCCATTGCACCGGTGATGGTGTTGCCCTGTCTGGCAATATTTTTCACGGCACGCCGCCAGAACTCGTAGGCCACGCACCACCGCTCAAGCACCGCGAGGTCAGTCACGCACAGCAGGCCCTGACCGCAGAGTTCTTTGGTTGTCAGTTGCCACATGATCGTGGCGAGAGGGAGATCTTCTTCAGCGAACCACTCCGGTGGCTCAACACCTTTGATGGGCGTAAAAACAGGTTCATCTTTATTCAGGGCTCGCTTGCCGGGGTTTCCGGCCAGCGCCTTGCGCGCCGTTGGCTTGGGGCGACGCCCGGAACGCCCCGCCGTTCCAGCCATATGCGGCACTCCTGGTTAAATTTCATTTTTCGCGGGTATAAAAAAACGATGGGGCGGGCAGTCCGGAAGACGTCAGGTCACAGGGATGTGACCCGCCCCTCCCCTCAGACAGTTGAGAGTTATTATCACTTTAACCGTTCACGGGCCGTCTTCGCCTTATGACACGGCCAACACAGACTCTGCAGATTACAGTCGGCATCAGTGCCGCCATGCGCTTTAGGGATGATGTGGTCAACGGTTTTCGCCTCACGCACCACACCGGCACGCAGACATAACTGACATAAACCTTTGTCACGCTTCAGCACACGCGCGCGGATAGCGTCCCACTTCGAACCATAACCGCGCTGATGACGGGACTGACCTGGCTTGTATTGCTTCCAGCCTTCGCTTTTGTGGCTTTCGCAGTAGCCTGACGGGTCTGTGGTTGTAGAGCGGCAGCCGCGAACACGGCAGGCTTTTGGGGTTCGTGGTGGCATTGGTAAGCTCCAATAAAAAAGCCACCATCGATTGCTAGTGGCTTAGCATCTACTAATGTGAAGAGTAGGTTTATTTTTTCTTCTTATTTAACTTATCTAAATTGACGGGATCTTTCCCTGTGGCAGCTAAACACCAAAAAGAATAACTCTTTTGCATGACATAGGTTCTAATTCTCTCTAATGTTTCATTATATTTTTTCTCAACAACCTGTATCGCATGTTCAAATAAATTAATCATATCAACATGCTCGTCCTCGACACCAATCATGCTCAGTTGTTTTCTATCTGTCACTGCTTGATAAAATGTTTTCCCATTTTTCCTTATTAGTAACAATGAAGTTTCTGCTGACTCATAGTCTTGGTTGCCGCTATGTGCTGCAAAATTATGCCTGTAGTTAATAATACAGTCATGCAACCCAAAATATTCAGAATCAAGCCAATCACGCTCCATCTTTAACTTTCTCCCTTTAGCTTCAGAGAAAGCTTTACCATAAAACGTTAGGCTTGCCACAAATAACGCTCTAATTTCACTTGATAAATCTAGATCAAGTATATTCCCGTATAACTTGCCATCTGTCCTTAATTCGTTTCTCCCTGCCAGTTCATTAGCTATTTGGTACCACTCTTTAGCACTTTTTAAGTCCCTATGAATTAGTGACAGTGAAGATGCTCTATCGGCAATACGCCCACTCAATTTTATGCGATCTACAATTTCATTATTGAATGTATAAACCGCTTTAAATTCCCCCGTTTCGGAATCAATATAATATTCAACATCTAACCCTTCATATGATTCACACCCGGGACCTTCTAATTTTTTTCTTTTCATATAGAATATCCATATACGTTTCAATTCTCAGTCAGCATAGTAGAAAAAAAAGATGTCCAGATCCATACATCGAAAGCAATTTTAGTTTTCACACTGACTAGAGATATAGTCCTGCAATGCTCTTATCTGTTTATAACTGATTTCAATTCTCTCTCTGAGGGTGAAATAATCCCGTTGAGCGGTGTCAGTAAGTCGGGGGGCGGTAGCATCATCCAGGCTGGTGGTAATGGTCGTTGATTGCACTCTCGGGCAACTAGCGGCGAGGAACAGCCGCTTAGTGCCAACAGCAACATCACGCTGAAGCTGTTCAATAGTTGCTTTAGCATTTGCAAGTTCTCCGGTGTATTTCGCATCGAGCGCAGAAACATCACGCTGGCGCTGCTGCATCTCAGTAATGGTGGCGTTCGCCTGGCTGAGTTTTTCCTTCGCTTTATCGCGCTGTTCTTTGTAGGCGATGGCGTTATCACGATAATGATTAACAGCCCATGATAGGCAGACGATGGTGCAGATAACCAGAGAGGACAGAATCGCAGTTACTCTACTCATATAGCTGAATTTCTCTGACCGTTCCGCCCGATTCTTTGAATTTTTCAATCAGGCTGTCAACCTTATGTTCGAACTGACCATAACCAGCGCCCGGCAATGACGCCCAGATATTGCTGCAACGATCAATAGCCTGACGGATATCGCCGCGATCAATCATCGGTAAAGCACCACGCTCTTTAATCTGCTGCAATGCCACAGCATCCTGGCTTTTTGGAGAGAAGTCTTTCAGCCCAAGCTGCTTACGGTAAGCATCCCACCAGCGTGAAAGAAGCTGATAACGTCCTGCGGCTGTTGATTTAAGTTTCGGGTTTAGCGTGACAAGTTTGCGAGGGTGATCGGAGTAATCAGTGAACAGTTCACCTCCGACAATAACGTCATAACCGTGGTTACGTGTCGGTTGTCGCCCGTTATCCGTTCCTTCTGACCATGCCACCATATCGAGGAAAGCTTTACGCTGGGAATTTAGTACCTGCATAAATTACTCCTTAGAGCCACCAAACTTATTACCGATTACTCTCATTGCAGCCCCACGAATAGCATCGACCCCGATCAGCCCAACGCCGCCACCAATGGCAACAGAAAGAGATTTAGGCCATCCGACATACTCAAGAGCGGATGCAAAAGTCAGCGTCAGAGCACCACAGAGCAAAATCTCGAGCGTTTTTCGTTTCCAGCCACCACCACCGCCAAAATAGGCAATGCGCAAGCCAGCCATAACGATCGACATAATCACTGCGCCCAGCGGTGTGTCTCCACGCCACCAGCTCTGGACCAACTCCAGCCAGGTATTTGGGTTATGAGGCATTTGTAGTTATCTCTCACCTCGCTGATACAGCAGGTGCAAATTGAGGGAACATCATGTACCGCAAATCAGAAGCGGAAACATCAAAGAAGCCGAACCGATGGAGAACTGCGGAATAGGCCAGGACCAACGAATCCCCAGCCACAGAAACGACAAAACCCGCTCGACGGCGGGTTTAAGCTGTGTGGCGAAGTAACCACTCTTAACAGATTACAATGTTTTTTGCGGACCGCGCTAATGATTTCCTCTTTTTTTTGTTGTATTTTTCACACGGTTGCTAAAATTATTTCGGATCGATAATGAGTACAGAAAATAAGAATAAAACCAGGCGAGTGAGAGTTGGTTTTTTCACTGGTAATGGAAGCAAAAAAGATGGCACATCTGCTGCAAAACTAGCCTTTGAGCAAATGACCACAGCAGATACTGTAACTTTTCCAATAACTTACACAACAGACACCCCAAATCGAGGGTTAAAGTTAGTTATTCTTCAAAAAGATACCACACTGCAATGTTACTTTGGTTACGTATCGTGGAGAAGGGAATGCCTACTACCGTTCATCGAGGATGCTACAGGTAGTGAGAGAACAATTCCTTTAAATGATAAAGATTCTGTAGTTGAAAGAACATATTTTATCTATTACTACGAAACGGACTTATTAGCTATGACCCTCAACCATATAGGGCCCAAAGTAAATGATCTGGCATTCATTTTGTATAACAAAACTGATTTAAAAAGCGTCACTTTTGAAGCCATTTGGAAACAAGAGAGCATGAAGGAACTGCTTGAGGACGGAAATATCCTACGTAGTTTCGATCTTATAGTTGCTGCTCCAAGAAACTTTAACAAAGCTAATTATAAGATTAAAAACCCTTTAGCTAATGAAATTATTGACATGGTTGTTGGTATGGGCGGGTCGCATCTAAGATTAAATATGCGAGGTCGGATTCGCCCGAAAAAACAAGGGTTTAACTATCTAAAAACTTCTGTCACCGATGCTATTAAGGAACTACTTGAACTTTTTCCAAAAGGTTCTGGAGGTCTAAAAATTAAAAAAATTGATGTAACAGAGCCATCCAATAGAACGCCCAAAAGTCTACTTGACCAAGTATTGGTCAGTACAAAGACAATCATTGTCAAAAGCGGTTATCCATCCGATTCTGATATCAGAACGGCGATGATATCTGCTAAAATTGATAACGCGAACTATCTTGCACAGTATGAGCTCGCTAGCAGAGACTAATAACCAAGCATGGAGGACACAATGAGAGAATTAGCCACTTTTCTCTGGAAATGCGTCCTCTGGATTCTGTTGACCTATGCAGCGACAAAACTGTTTAAACCGATGAAGCATGCTGACGTACTCACAACAGCGGGGGTGCTCTCGACTATATCAGGCATCCTGTTTGGTTTTGTTCTGGCTGCAATATCTATATTTAGTAGTGCAAACAGCGATAAGGAAGGAGCAATTAATGCCCTTAAGCAAAACAACGTGTTACCAACTCTGGTAAATAGATTACTTTCAACAGGGTTAACTCTCATCGTCGCATGTATATTTCCATTGATAGCGATGTTTCTACCTGATGATGTTATTGTTGCGGGCAAACCTATTGATTTCCTATTCATACTGTTAGGCTTATCCTCCCTTATAATTTCGCTATATACCTTCGGAAGGTGTTGGTTAGTGTTACGAAAAATCTTCCCCCACTTGTGACAGGTTGGCCTCATATGGGGCCAACCTGTGCAACCCTAAGCGTCCATTTCAAGGTTAACATCCAACATTGAAAGGCAACCATCAATAAATCCTTCGGCTAGTTGTATTTCTATGCGTACCAATTTTTCATCCTTTCCACGCACCTTTGCAATCTTACGCTTGGATATTCTGTATAAATAATGTGCCACAAGCAGCGAGTGCTCATCTGGCTTTTTTTGCTTTAGACGAGCAAGACAACCTTCAATAATTAATGCATCACTATCTGAACAAGCCTGACGTGTTTTGCTTGTGTAGGGAAGAAGCCCCTTAAACCCAGCAGCTATAGGCGAATAGTCTACTCCAGAACTATCACTCGCCGCCCATGCTCCCCAACGCTCCAGAACCATCTGAATATCACGCATCAACTTTCTCCACCAAATCAGGCCAACACACCAATCGCCAGCGCGCGATCGATAAAACGAAATATCAGCTCCAGTTGGGAGCCATACTTCTCTTCAAATGCCACGGTATCCGCATGCAGCTCGTCGTGATGCTTTCTGCACAAAGGCAACACAAAGAGGTCATGCGCTTTTGTACCCATTCCACCCTGACCGTGACCTATCAGGTGGTGGGGATCATCAGCAGGCTTTCCACAACATGCACACGGCTGTGTCTTAACCCAGCGCGTGTACTTTTCATTAACCCAGCGGCGGCGTTTTGGGCGTAACATAAAAGACTCCGGCGACTCCGGATCCACTTTCAGCGCCAGCACCTTTTTCGCTTTATCCTGGATAATGCTGGTGGCAGGAACCGAAGGTACAAGGTCACTTTCCCGGGTGACCGCCTGCACAACAGGCTTCGGTAATCTCAGTGCCTTACGGGCTGCGCTTTCCGGTAAGGCATCCGCCAGATCATTACGAACCAGCCACCAGCACAGTTCCGGCATTGTCACAACGTGACTGTCATCAAAACCAAGATCCCGACGCACAACAGACAACACCCAGCGGGCACAGTTATCCGTTGCCATTGATTCCAGCCGTTCCGTGAACTGATCGCGCAGCTGGTTATCGCAGTGCCAGCACAGACGGATTGCGCCCGGAGCGTGTCGCATTGTGGTCATGTTCTCGCTGTGCCAGTCGGAATGAGGCCACTGGCAGCCTTTTTCACGAAGTAACCAGCTTTCAAGACATTCCACGCCACCAGCACGACGGATCACTGCCTCATTGCGGAACACGGCCCGAACGGCAGGATCATCCGCCAGCGGTTGTGATGCCGCCGGAACGGCACCACTGGCGAAAGATGAATAACGTTCCGGCTCAGGCTCCAGCAGGACACGCCCCTGCATAAACAGGGGCATCAGCTCTGAACCTGGTCTGAACAAAACGATCCCCATACGCGGGGCAATTTCAGGGGTCAGTAGTGCTCTCACGGTCACCTCAATGAACGGTATCGAGCAGCTTTAACAGCTCAGGGAATCGGGACTCGAAGAAATGCGGCTGCGTCTCGCGCGGATTTGCGGGACTGGTGATGTTCTTGCCGAACATGCAGCCTTTCGCTGTCAGCGACCAGAATTTTTTGATGTTGTTAATCGCGGTACGGCTGTATCGTTCGCGCTGCTCGACGATCCCCAGCTTCACCATCTGGTGATATGCCTGATTAGCCGTCAGGCGGATACCATACTGTTTCAGCAGTGCACTCAGTGACAGTGTCGGGCGACTTGAGCCATCGTGTGCATCAGCAGGAGCATCAATGGCATAGCGCGGTGCCAGATTCGGTAAGCCAACAGCCTCCTGAAGCTTCTGACAGGCTCCAAGCACTGATGAGTTAGACAGGTTTAATTCCCGGCGCATAAAGTCCAGCAGGATCACGCCAGCCTGCATCTTGTCAGCAGCCTGCCCGGATAATTTTTCAGGTGTGCTGGTTACCATATCGAAAGTACGGATCACCTTCAGATGGAATGACGGGCTGATCCACATTGCATAGGCATACACCAGTTCTTTGCAGACATACGTCCCCTGGTTATTTCCGCCACGAATAACGTTAACTGGCTCTATATTGACCGAGTTGCAAATTTGCAACTCGCTTATTAAACGTTCAGTTTGCTCATTGCGGAGCCAGAATGCAGGCTTATGCTTATCCAGAGAACCGGCAGCCCTGTGCAGATCGTTCAGGCTGTAACGCCCATAAGCATCACGACGAACTTCAATACCATCAATAACCATCAGATTATTCATACTTCGTTTCTCCTCTTAATCAGGCGGCTGCACCCGCCGGTTTCTCGTACTTACTGATAGTGATCTCGACCTTCCCTTCCGGGATAACCGGTCCCCACTCCACCAGCATTCTTTTCACCTGACTGTCGTCTTCCCACACACCCGCGTGGGTCAGGGCGTCAAACAGCGCCTTGTTATAGTTGTCCAGATCGCGGATCCGGTTATCCGGAGGAAACAACACGATCTCCACTGAAGCAGGTGCCGACGTTGGTTTTGGCAGACGACGTAACTGCTCAACTATTGCTGCACACGCCGCGCTCTGGAATTTGCGCCCCGCCGCGCTTATCAGGCTTTTACCAGCAAACGCCCCTTTGTTGGGGTGTCGCCAGTACGTGTTCACGCTGGGCGGAAAAGGCAGGATCAGCTTCATACTTTCAGGCCCCTCTCATGTAACCAGTGGGCTGCACGCAGCCTGGCGTTTTCCTCACCGGCAAGCAGTGAGCGGATAATCCCGACCGCCTCGCTGTCGTCGTCCTTCACCGCGGTATGAAGCGTTATCCCCCGTGCCACGCCACGCTTTATCGTGATGACGCCTTTTTTCTCCAGTGCGCGAAGATGCTCCACCGCTGCATTCACTGAACGGTATCCCAGCATGGTAGCCACCTCCTGATTGGTTGGCGGGAAGCCACGTTCTTTCTGATAAGAAATCAGCATATCCAGCACCTGCTGCTGGCATTGAGTTAATGTCGTCATGCCGCCATCTCCCTGACCAGTTTTTCCGCCTGCTGGCGAACCTGCGCCAGAAACGCCTCACCACATGTCTCAAGTTCATCGCGCCCGATGTAGCTGATTGCCGGTCCCTTCCAGGTCTTATCGAAAACAGCAATAGCACCAGCGAAGAACGCTCCTGTCGGCACCTGTTTCTCGTCTTTCGGGATAAACCAGACAGGCAGTTCAAAACCAATACGCCCGCGAATAAAAGCAATATGGTCTGCATCTTCCGGCCACCACACTTCGCTGGTGGCAGCTTTGATCAGGAAAACATAGCGCCCGCCTTTATCACGCATGGCACTGGCATGCTTCATGATGTAACGCATGCCGGTGATGTATTGCCCCTCATGCTGACTGGCGCGGCTGTATGGGGGATTACCAAAGGCAGCACCTTTAAGCTCCGCAAGACGTTCTGACCAGTCATGCGCCAGCGCGTTGTCTTCCGCCGTGTAATACGCGGCACATTTGGCGTTATCACCGTCAGTGAACAGATCCAGAACAAACGGACCAAACAGGGTGTTAATTCCCCAGAAAATGTTATCCGGCGTGCGCCACTGATCTCCCACTTCCTTCAGTTCATGGGCTGGTTTATTCCGCAGTTCCACCAGCGCCTGGCAATATTTATTACTCATTAAGCCCCCACGTAATTCCCTGACAGATACCACTCTTCACCCGATGCAGCGCGCTTGCTGCTTTTCCGTAAGCACCGCTCACGACGCGCCAGAAAATTGTTTCGTTCTGGCTGGGAGTGGCTTTCACGGAATGCCGCCATCCACACGGTTGCAGCACGACGGTATAAGCCCCTTGACTCCAGTTCTTCCGCCTGGCGGGTCAGGCACAAAATCACCCGGGGATCGTTAGTGCCGACATAGAAATTGCGCGCAGGTCTGGTTTCACGAACTGGTTGTGGTTCCGGCTCCTGCGCTCTCTCAGTCAGGCGCGGGAAATGTCTGCGTGTATCCCCTTCACAACGGTGAGCCACACGCCCACTCTGACGTAACTTGCTTGCTGACTGCAGAACGCGCTGCCGTGAGTAACCAGCAAAAGCATCCGCAATGTCTCCGGAAGTACACCCCGGATGGGCTTCAATGAATTTCTGAACGTCATTTAACAGACTCATGATCACCCCCTGAATCCTGCCGGGATCTGGCTGTAGTCCACGTTGTCGTAACTGGATTTGAAGTACGGGTCTTCGCGTTTTTCGGTGTACGTGCTTACGGACGGCGATAAGCGCAGGGAAAGCTCATCCCATTTTTCCCGCAGCTTCGACGGGCTGAGCACGTTACGGCACCAGAACGGATCGCGGCTGACGCGGCTGTACATCTCGCAGATTTGTTTGTGAGTACGACCATCCTGCACACACATCAGGCGAATTTCGTTTGCCCAGGCTGTCCAGTTCGGTTCTTTGGGACGAACCACCTCGCCGTCACATTCGGCGGCCTGCTCGTACAGGGCGATGATTTTTTTCCAGAGCCACTGTGCGCAGGTCAAATCATCCTGCGTTCCCCACTGGCGCTTTTTAGGGCTGAATACAACCGCATCAGGATGGCGAGTTAAAAAATCCTGTTCATCCGTCTGCGTGTCCGGTTGCGAAGCGTCCGGACGAGAAGTTTTTTTATCTGACGGATCATGTTTTGATTTTACTGACGGATCCCCGCCAGATTCTGACGGGTGAAAACCCGCTTTTTTGCCAGATTTCGACGCATCAAATTTTGACGGGTCAGATTTTGATGCGTCAGATTTTGACGGGTCAGAATCTGACAGTTGAGAAAATGCCGCTGCCTGAAGCTTCGCAACGTTAAGCTGATAAACATTCGACGCATTGCGGTTACCCTGGCGACGCGCCTTACGCGTTAACCAGCCTTCTGCTTCCAGCCGTGCGATAGCCGTTCTGACGGTACTCATCCCCGCGCCAATCTGGCGGGCAATGGTTTCAATTGATGGCCAGCACACACCTTCGTCATTACTGAAATCAGCCAGGCGGGCCATAATTGCCACGCTGGATAATTTCATGCCTGATGCAGCGCAACCATCCCATACATAGCCGGTTAATTTAGTGCTCATGACCGACCTCTATTTCCCTGAATTTACGACGAAACTGTTCGAGCGGGCTGAAGCACTCATGCTCATAGCCTTCGCGGAGGTAGATAACCCGTTGTGTTTCCGGCTCCCAACGAATGACTCTGACGGGCACTCCGTAGTGATCTTTGAACCAGCGGTTAACTTGTCGCAAAGGACTGTCTCCTTCTGCCGGTTGAAATCCCCCACAGCCCACTCTGCAAAGCTGTGGGTTACAATTTCCCTGTCACCTGGTACATTCACTGCATAGCAATACTCCACCTTCGCTTTTCCACCCGGTACAGGAAGCGCAATCAGTTGCGAGCGACGGTAGTGTGTTGTTAAACTGTTCATGCGTTAGTTTCTCCACAGTCACGACACGCCACGGCGCCCGGAGCTGCACACTCGCGGGCGTCATTACTTTCTGAAATGCAAAAAATTTTGTAGACCAGTGCTGCATGCTCCTGCAGCTTCGAAATTGAGAGGTACAGCTCGTCGTTAATTGCTGTCTTCTCATGCGGTTCCACTACACCGTCTTCAATTGCTGAACGAATCTGTTTTGAATAACTGCCGATCTGTTCAATGACCTCCAGCAGGCGCTGGTTAATATCGGCGTTGTCCACATCCTCGACGTCAGGAAGAGACACAAAGACGCCATTTGCAGACTGCGCCACAGCATCAGCAATGAAGTGAGTGCCACCAGCACGCTGTAAAACCATTGCCCATCCCAGCGGGAAAATCTGATCGCCATCTGCACGAAGGCGGTTGAATAAAGCGTTTTCTGTTACATCGAGCCAGTCAGCCGCTTCAGCGTAACCACCCGGCAACGCCGCGATAGTTTTTCTGACAGCTTTCACGTACCACTCAGGCTGTTTTTCTATTTTCCAGTGATGCTTACCCACGATTAGCCTCATCGTTCTGTGGTTAAAAATTGAAAGTGTTCTGCTAATCTTTCGGATAGATATCCGGTCTTAAGTCAGATTTCGTAATTGCACCTGACGTGCATTGCTCAAGTTTTTTAGCCAGCACAAAACTGGCTTTTTTATAGCCATTGAAAACCAGCCGTAAGTAGCCAGGTGTTGAGCCAACTTTTCCGGCCAACTCGCCCTGCTGTTCTTTGGTTAAAGAGTCCCAATACACTTTCATACAATATGTACCTCCGGTATACATATTACATGATTGAAATGAACCTTCAAGATACTTGTACCTTAACGGTACAAGGGTTTTAATTTTGTTATGAAAACAATCCATGACATCCGGCGGTCTAACGCCAGAAAACTGAGAGATGGTGTTGGCGGGAATTCTTCCTTTGCCACTATGATTGATCGCGAGCCAACCCAGACCAGCAGGTTTATGGGAGATGGTGCTACTAAAAATATCGGTGACAGCATGGCACGACACATCGAAAAATGTTTCGACCTGCCTGTCGGATGGCTCGATCAAGAACACCAGACAACGAACATCACAAAAAAACCTGATGTTTCAATCACTAATAAACAAATCACATTAGTCCCTGTCATATCATGGGTACAGGCCGGAGCATGGAAAGAAGTTGGATATTCTGAGGTTGATTTGAGCACAGCAGAAACGTATCCCTGCCCTGTCCCCTGTGGGGAAATGACTTATATCTTGCGGGTGATAGGTGATTCAATGATTGATGAGTACCGCCCGGGAGACATGATTTTTGTCGATCCTGAAGTACCTGCCTGCCACGGTGACGACGTTATTGCATTGATGCACGATACAGGTGAAACCACCTTCAAAAGGTTGATAGAAGATGGGACACAGCGTTATCTCAAAGCGTTAAACCCAAACTGGCCTGAGCCTTACATTAAGATCAACGGTAATTGCTCTATAATTGGTACAGTGATTTTCTCAGGAAAACCAAGAAGATACAAAATCAAAGCCTAATCAATGTTTATGAACCTGCTTCGGCAGGTTTTTTTATACTTGACAATGTACCTTTGAGATACATAATGTACCCAAGCGAAACAACAAACAGGCAGGTCGTCCACGAAGTAGCCGCCTGGGGCATATGAAGTCCAGGATGATTCGTTAGCAACAAAAAAGCGCCCTACAGGACGCTTAGCTCTTTAACAATCTGGTCCCCTTCAACAAGTAACTGATAACTTGAGGAGGTGTGAAATGCACAAAACAGAACCCAAAATCGTCGCGCCTGGCTACACAGATGAGGAAATTTATGAGTGGATGACAAAGAAGCTGGCAGCTATAAACCAGCTTCGTGAAGTGCTGTCTTATCGACAGGAAACAATAGACTCCTTAAAAAAACTGGATCAGGAAATCACGGTTTTATCACAGGATGTTACTTTAGATATTGTGCAGACAAATTAGGATCCCATTCATTTTCGTCAAAATCATCAAAGTGATGAATTTGTGATCTCCAGTCTCGATAATCTAAAAATTTCTGGGCGGTTACGCTTATTTTATCAAGCGTGAGTTCATCCTGAATTGAAAGAAGAAGTTCATCAAATTTCATCTCATTAATCTGCTTTGGCATCCAGTGATGCTTCATCAGAATAAGGTGAACCAGAGCCTTTTTCCCATTCAACTGATTATAGGGAGTGCCGAATTTCTTCCGGTGCTCATGTAAGACAAGGTCCAGAAGAGTAAGTAATGTTGCCCTTGATTCAACTTTACTTATTTCGACTGATGACACTACCCCACTGATTTCAATGCCCCGATACTTTCCAACATTTTCACAGTGGGATTTGTACAACGTGTAGATATTACCGGACATTTCTTTTCCTTTTGCGTTGTTGGGGATAACCAGATTAACCGAATCCTTGTTGTTGGGAAATAACCAGGTCCACCTCGCCTGATGTGGCTAAAAGCAGGCACATAACAGCTAAGTATTTTCAACCAGAGAGAATTCTTAGCGTTGTGGTGAATGCGGCTCAGCGCACGCGGGTTAAGGTTGAGGCTGACAGTCGACCTTCTGTAGATACCCACCCGCCTGGTGTGCAACCTTCGCCAGGCACCGGGAGGCACCCGGCACCACAACTTTATGCTGTGTGTAGTCCTGGCGGTACCAGCTTGTACTCTTGCTTCCGGCTGGTACCGTCCTTTTTACAAAACAGAGAAGAGCATCACCGGACGACGGGCTCATAACCCAATCCATCCGGGCGGCTGCCACCGCAGGTGTTCTTCTCTGTTTTGTGGAGAAACTAATCGGCCTTGCAGGGTCGGTATGATGAGGAGCAGCAAAATGGCTAGCGAACGCAGTACTGATGTGCAGGCATTTATCGGGGAGCTGGACGGCGGCGTATTTGAAACCAAAATCGGCGCAGTTCTCAGTGAAGTCGCTTCCGGTGTGATGAACACGAAAACCAAAGGTAAGGTCTCACTCAACCTGGAAATCGAACCATTTGATGAGAACCGTGTGAAAATCAAACACAAACTCTCATATGTTCGCCCGACTAACCGCGGGAAAATTTCCGAAGAAGACACCACCGAAACGCCGATGTATGTCAATCGCGGTGGTCGCCTGACTATTCTGCAGGAAGACCAGGGACAGTTACTGACTCTTGCCGGTGAACCTGACGGAAAACTCCGCGCAGCAGGTCGTTAATATCGTTTTTAATTAACTGATTATTTATCTCATCACTGAATATCTTTATATAGTGAGGACTTATTATGTCTCAGAACTTAGACGCAACCGCAATTAATCAAATCCATGCCCTTATTTCTGCTCAGGGTGTTAATGAAATTATCAGTAAGATTGGTGCCGATGCTGTGGCATTGCCTGAGAATTTCCGCATTCATGATCTGGAAAAATTTAATTTAAATCGCTTCCGTTTCCGTGGTGCGCTTTCCACTGCCAGCATCGATGACTTTACCCGTTATTCTAAAGATCTTGCAGATGAAGGCACCCGCTGCTTTATCGATGCTGATAATATGCGTGCCGTCAGTGTGCTTAACCTGGGTACTATTGATGAACCAGGTCACGCAGATAACACCGCCACACTCAAACTGAAAAAGACAGCACCGTTCTCTGCTCTGTTGTCTGTTAACGGCGAGCGTAACTCCCAGAAGTCACTGGCAGAATGGATTGAAGACTGGGCCGACTATCTTGTGGGCTTTGATGCTAATGGTGACGCTATTCAGGCAACAAAAGCGGCTGCGGCTGTCCGTAAAATCACGATTGAAGCAAACCAGACCGCTGATTTTGAAGATAATGACTTCAGCGGCAAACGCTCCCTGATGGAGTCTGTCGAAGCGAAGACCAAAGACATTATGCCAGTGGCATTTGAATTTAAATGCGTTCCGTTTGAAGGTCTGAAAGAACGTCCGTTTAAATTACGCCTCAGTATTATCACTGGCGATCGTCCTGTACTGGTTCTGCGCATTATTCAGCTGGAGGCGGTGCAGGAAGAAATGGCTAACGAATTTCGTGATCTGCTTGTTGAGAAATTCAAGGACAGCAAAGTAGAAACCTTTATTGGTACTTTCACCGCCTGATTTCATTACTGCAAATGCCCCTGCGGGGGCATTTATGGAAACGTAATTTACTCAATAATCGCCGGATGGTGAGGGATTCTTTTTACCAGAATTCAGCGCGGTGCAGCGCATATACGTGGAGAACAAAATGTCATTTATTAAAACTTTTTCCGGGAAGCATTTTTATTATGACAGGATAAATAAAGACGACATCGATATTAACGATATCGCGGTTTCCCTTTCAAATATCTGTCGCTTTGCCGGTCATCTTTCGCACTTCTACAGCGTCGCCCAACATGCGGTTCTTTGCAGCCAGCTGGTGCCGCAGGAATTTGCTTTTGAAGCGTTAATGCATGATGCAACAGAAGCGTATTGCCAGGACATTCCCGCACCACTGAAACGCCTTCTTCCTGACTATAAACAAATGGAAGAAAAAATAGACGCCGTAATCCGTGAGAAATACGGGTTACCCCCAGTTATGAGTACGCCCGTGAAATATGCCGATCTCATCATGCTGGCAACCGAACGCCGCGAACTCGGGCTTGATGATGGCTCTTTCTGGCCTGTACTGGAAGGTATCCCGGCAACAGAGATGTTCAACGTGATTCCACTGGCACCGGGCCATGCCTACGGGATGTTTATGGAACGCTTTAACGAGTTATCGGAGTTACGCAAATGCGCATGAATGTTTTCGAAATGGAAGGGTTTCTTCGTGGGAGATGTGTACCGCGAGATCTGAAAGTAAATGAAACAGATGCTGAATACCTGGTGCGTAAATTCGATGCGCTTGAAGCTAAATGTGCAGCACAGGAAAACAAAGTAATACCAGTGTCAACTGAACTGCCACCAGCAAATGAAAGTGTTTTGTTATTCGATGCTAACGGAGAAGGCTGGCTAATTGGCTGGCGTTCTCTCTGGTACACCTGGGGACAAAAAGAAACCGGAGAATGGCAGTGGACATTTCAGGTCGGGGACCTTGAAAACGTCAATATCACTCACTGGGCAGTAATGCCAAAAGCACCGGAGGCTGGAGCATAATGACCACTTTTACCGACAAAGAACTGATTAAAGAAATTAAAGGGCGTATCAGCAGCCTTGACGTGCGAGACGATATTGAGCGCCGTGCTTATGAAATCGCACTCCTATCTCTGGAAGTAGAACCAGATGAACGCGAAGCTTATGAATTATTCATGGAAAAGCGTTTCGGTGACTTAGTAGATCGTCGGAGAGCAAAAAACGGCGATAACGAATACATGGCATGGGATATGACTCTCGGTTGGATCGTCTGGCAGCAACGAGCTGGTATCCATTTTTCAACAATGTCACAGCAAGAGGTGAAATAATGGAGCCATACAGCCTCACACTCGATGAGGCCTGTCATTTTCTCAAGATATCCAGACCGACTGCCATTAACTGGATACGCACAGGGCGTCTTCAGGCAACACGCAAAGATCCCACTAAGAATAAATCTCCTTACCTCACAACACGACAAGCCTGCATTGCGGCTCTTCAGTCTCCGCTGCATACTGTCCAGGTGAGCGCGGGTGATGGCATAACAGAGGAAAGAAAATGTCACTCTTCCGCAGAGGTGAAATATGGTACGCCAGTTTCACATTGCCGAACGGTAAAAGATTTAAACAGTCTCTTGGAACAAAGGACAAAAGGCAGGCGACAGAACTCCATGACAAGCTAAAGGCTGAAGCATGGCGGGTCAGCAAACTTGGTGAAATACCTGATATAACGTTCGAGGAAGCGTGTGTCAGGTGGCTTGAAGAGAAAGCACATAAAAAATCACTGGACGATGACAAAAGCCGGATCGGATTCTGGCTTCAACATTTCGCAGGAATGCAACTAAGAGACATTACTGAATCAAAAATTTATTCAGCAATGCAGAAAATGACGAACCGGCGTCATGAGGAAAACTGGAAACTCAGGGCAGAAGCATGCAGAAAAAAAGGGAAACCTGTTCCAGAATACACGCCAAAACCAGCGTCCGTTGCAACGAAGGCTACGCATCTTTCATTTATAAAGGCCCTACTAAGAGCCGCAGAGCGTGAATGGAAAATGCTGGATAAGGCACCAATTATTAAAGTGCCTCAACCAAAGAATAAACGGATCCGCTGGCTGGAGCCCCATGAAGCACAAAGGCTGATTGATGAATGTCCGGAGCCATTAAAGTCTGTTGTTGAATTTGCACTGGCAACAGGCTTAAGACGCTCGAACATCATCAACCTTGAATGGCAACAAATAGATATGCAGCGCCGGGTGGCATGGATAAACCCGGAAGAGAGTAAATCAAACCGCGCAATTGGCGTTGCGCTGAATGATACTGCATGTCGCGTATTGAAAAAACAAATCGGGAACCATCACCGTTGGGTATTTGTGTACAAGGAAAGCTGTACCAAACCAGACGGAACGAAAGCGCCAACAGTAAGGAAGATGCGGTATGACGCAAACACAGCCTGGAAAGCGGCGCTGAGACGGGCTGGTATTGATGATTTCAGATTTCACGACTTGAGACACACCTGGGCAAGTTGGCTGGTTCAAGCCGGAGTCCCGTTGTCAGTGTTACAGGAAATGGGAGGCTGGGAGTCTATCGAAATGGTTCGTCGATATGCTCACCTTGCACCTAATCACCTTACCGAACACGCACGGCAAATAGACTCGATCCTGAACCCATCGGTCCCAAATTTGTCCCAGTCAAAAAATAAGGAAGGTATTAATGATGTGTAACTTATTGATTTTAATGGTGCCGATAATAGGAGTCGAACCTACGACCTTCGCATTACGAATGCGCTGCTCTACCAACTGAGCTATATCGGCCCTGAAAGGACATGTTCACGAACGTGAATCACGGTGGACAAGGTTAAAACTAACCGGGCGATGCGTCAATGGCCTTGTGAATCAAATGGCTACTTTTGCATCACCCGGTTTTATTTACGCACGAATGGTGTAATCACCAATGCCGATCCACTTGTAAGTGGTCAGTGCTTCCAGCCCCATTGGGCCACGCGCGTGGAGTTTTTGTGTGCTTACCGCCACTTCCGCACCCAGACCAAACTGGCCGCCGTCGGTAAAACGCGTAGAGGCGTTAACGTAAACAGCGGACGAATCCACTTCGTTAACAAAACGCTGGGCGTTGCGCATATCGCGGGTCAGGATCGCATCGGAGTGTTGTGTGCCGTGTTCACGAATATGGGCGATGGCATCGTCAAGATCGCTGACGATTTTGACGTTCAAATCTAATGACAGAAACTCATCGTCATACTCTTCGGCTTTAACAGCAACCACCTTCGCAGGGCCTGCCTGCAACTGCGCCAGTGCAGCTGCATCTGCGTGTAATGTCACGCCGCTTTCCGCCATTTGTTTGCTTAATGCGGGCAGGAAGCTATCGGCGATGTTTTTATTCACCAGCAACGTTTCAACCGTATTACATGTGCTCGGACGCTGAGTTTTCGCGTTGACGATCACTTTTAATGCTTCAGCGATCTCTACACTTTCATCAACGTAAATATGGCATACGCCTATACCACCTGTGATCACCGGGATTGTCGACTGTTCACGGCACAGTTTATGCAAACCAGCGCCACCACGCGGGATCAGCATGTCGATGTATTTATCCATACGCAGCATTTCACTGACCAGCGCACGGTCAGGATTATCAATCGCCTGCACGGCACCCGCCGGTAAGCCGCAGGATTTCAGGGCGTCCTGAATCACCGCCACCGTTGCAGCGTTAGTGCGACACGTTTCTTTGCCACCGCGCAGGATCACCGCATTACCGGTTTTCAGGCACAGCGAAGCGACATCAACCGTCACGTTCGGGCGCGCTTCATAAATCACGCCAATAACCCCCAGCGGTACGCGACGACGCTCAAGACGCAGGCCGCTGTCCAGTACGCCGCCATCGATTACCTGCCCCACCGGATCGGCGAGGTTGCACACCTGACGTACATCGTCGGCAATGCCTTTCAGCCGTGCGGGCGTCAGTGCCAGACGGTCAAGCATCGCTTCGCTAAGGCCATTGGCTCGCGCGTCAGCAACATCCTGGGCGTTAGCGTTGAGGATGATTTCGCTTTGTGCTTCCAGTTCATCGGCGATTTTTTCCAGCACGCGATTTTTTTCGCGGCTGGAGAGTTGCGCTAATTTATACGAGGCTTGCTTCGCGGCAATGCCCATTTGTTCCAGCAT